ACTTCATTAGCAAGTGATACAAAAGTGCCCGTTTGTTCTTCAATTTCTTTAAAAACAACCCTAATTCCGTCCATAGGGTCTATGTAATACTTGATACCGCCTTCTTCTACGATTATCACTTTTTTTGCGGGGATTGAATTGTACTCAAAAGCCAATACCTTTCCGTGAACCAAAGGTCTTTGGTCGGAAACTTTGTAGGCTATTGTATCGCCTTCGGTTGCTAAAAAAAATCTTGAAACATTTTCTTTTTTACCGCCTTTTTCAATCTCGTATATTTCGTTTATTTCGCCGTCTTCTACAAGATATTTTTTAAATACTTCAACCAAGTCTTTTGGCATAGTTGAATAATTAATAACTTTTTTCTTGATAAATTTGACAACCTTAAAAGGCTCGTTACCCGCTTCAACCCTTAACTGAACGGCTTTTTTTCCAACAATCCCCTCTTTTACAAGTAGGGTTATTTCAGTAATTAATTTTGTTATTGGGTTTTCTGTTTCGTCGTTTTCTGCAATCAAAACGGCTTTGTGGTTTCCTTTTGAGTTAAAAAGTAGTTTATCTACTCTAAAATCAGTATCCATTCCTTCTACTTTAACAACGTCGCCAACCATAGCAAAATCAGTCCTTGAAGTCGGTTGTGCTTCGGTTTCATAACCCTCAACAAAAACATTTACGGTGTTATGCAAAAATTCAATGTATTCAAACGTATTTATACCTAATGAACCTCTATAAATTGTATTAAAAATACCGCAGTTATACAAATGGTCTTCGTCGTCCAAACCGTCTAGTAGTACACGGATTATATCTTTTGCTTTTGAGGGAATACCTTGTTCTTCAAATTCAGCATATACCTCAAAACTAGGCTTTGTAACGTGCCTAATTTTTGATATGGTTTGAATATAGTTTCTTCCGTCTAGTTCGTTTTTATATTCAACTAAATCGCCAACTTTGGCAAAATAGTATCTTGGGTACGGCATTACAAAATCTTCAATAAAATCTTCACCATTAGTGTCTAACTTTAAAACACTAACGATTGTGTGCCCGTGCTCATTTACTTCGCCCGTATCTTTTCCTATTCTAGCCTTGTCTTTACCCTCAACAATTATTAAGTCATAAGGTTGCTCTCCGCCACCACCCTCGCCTTCTCCTTCACCCTCGCCTTCTCCTTCGCCCTCGCCTTCACCTTCGCCCTCGCCTTCTCCTTCACCTTCACCTTTACCCTCGCCTTCTCCTTCACCTTCTCCTTCGCCCTCGCCTTCACCTTCTCCTTCGCCCTCGCCTTCACCTTCGCCTTCACCTTCTCCTTCGCCCTCGCCTTCACCTTCGCCCTCGCCTTCACCTTCGCCCTCGCCTTCACCTTCGCCTTCTCCTTCTCCTTCTCCTTCTCCTTCACCGCCACGCCTTCTATTGGGTTGCGGGGTTGGTGTCTGTGTTGGGGTTTGAGGCGTGTCGCTTTGAGTAAATTCTTCTTCTTCGGGTAAATCGCTACCGCTTGTAATAATATCTGCCATATCCTTATTTTAATTTATTATTGAATAATTCTATCATCTTGTTTTGTGTATCACGTTTGCCCATATAGTTACCGCCCAAAGAAGTGCCCAAATTGTCTATTGACATAATTTGAACATCAACCTCTTTAACGCCCACAAAGAATTTAATCTTTACTGTATGCCCGTTCACAGTTTCATTAATGAAGTGCCATTGATTTCCTTGCTTAAATAAAGTCTTTATTTTTTCTATGAATTTTGAAACTTCTTCGTTTGTACTTTCTTCTTCGGTAGGTGTACTTGAACCTCCAACTTTTTCAACATACTCATATCCCAAAAACGGCATTAAATTTCCGTCCTTGTCTTTGTATAGTATCTCAAATCCGTTTGGCGTAAAATTAAAGTTTGAAGCCTTCGGAAATTCTAGCCAACTCAAACCCTTTATTGAAAAAGGCTTATCAGTACCTTCTGCCTCTTTTGGTATTTCAGTTCCACTTGCAAGATAAATACCGTTTGTTTGAACGTATGAAACCGTCTTAAATGTTCCAACCCAATCGGGCTTATTCTTATTGAAAGAAACTCTCAAAACAGTACCTAGTTTTAAGTGATTTTTTAATTGGCTCAAATTGGTAATGTTCTTTGTAACAGACACAAAGCCTTGCTCGTCTTTTGTTTCCTCTTTCGGTGTTTCAACAATGTCGCTTTTTGGCACTTCAACCACCTCAACGGTTTCTTTTACCTTTTCAACGGGCAATTCAATCGGTAATGAACCGTCAACTAAAGCCTCTAGTTTTTTAACAAAAAAAAGCATTTTTTGTAATTCGCTTTCATTTTCTATTGCTTTGGGATAGAAAATTTCGTCCAAATTTTTATCAAAATAGTTGATTTCTTGAAACTGTGCGGTTTCTTTTATTTCGTTTAAGGTTCTAGGCGACAAAGGTTGTTTTGATATGTAGTTTAAAAATATCTGAACAAACACTTCCGATAACCCACCCGCTTTATCAATCTTTTCTTTTTCAATCTTATCCGCAATAGTAAGTTCAACATTTTCTCTGCCTATAATATCGCAAACAATGTGTCCTATTTCGTGTAAAATAGGTACTGCCGAAACACTTTCGTTCAAATGAATAATGTATTCTCCTTCGATTGTTTCTACCGCACCCATAATCTTTTCGGGTAGTGTTTTTTCCTCAATTAAAGAGTTGTAAATTGCGGTTACTTTTTTTTGCTGAATACTCTCGCTTGATAGCGGTAGTGCGTAACCTAATATTTCTTCTTCAATCTGTGAAACGTGCTGAACATCACGGCTCTCAATTTCCCCCGCCAAGTGCTCGTATGTTTGAAAAAATATCTGTCTGATTTGATTTTCATTAAAGCCTTGCCCTAGAAGTTTTACCGAAGCCTTTTGACCTTCCTTAAAATACTTAATTAGTAATTCAACTTTTTCACAAAAAGAAGTGCCTAAAAACTCAACTAAAAATTTCTTTTTTAAATCGTTTGCATTAAGGTACGAGTTAATCATTTCAAAAACCATATCCTTAATGGAATTGTAGTAGTTTTCCTCTGATAGCATTTCGCCGTCAGAAAGTTTAATGTTTTTATAATATTTAGCGTACCTAGTATATGAATAAAGCCCGTCGTGATTGGCTTCTTTAGAGTACATATCTTTAAGTTTATTTGAGATAAAAAAATACTGCTTAACACCCTCACCGCCTAACGCTTGTATCATTTTAGCAAGTTTATTATCACCGCCCTGACCAAAGCCTTCAATGTGCTGAATAGCGTGTTGTACTTCGTGTAACAATACTGTTTTTAAATCAAAATCATTTTCATTTCCATAAATAAAAAGATAACCACCGCTATCGTTATAAAAAAATGCGTAGTCATTATCGCTTCCTAATTTCTTTGAGTTATTAGCATAGAAAATAGGCATTTTATACAAACTAGGATAGTGCTTGTAAAGTTCTTTATGTTCCAATACTTGACCCAATGTAACGTCCCACCCTTTACGCAAAAAACCCTCTAACATAGGTAGTGTAGCCGTTATATTATTGGAGTTCATTAACTCATAAACCTCGCTTTTTCTTGAAATAAACGAACTTGTGGTGGGAATATAAACATCATTCAAACTTAAACTAGGAACTTGTGCTTCTTTATCCCCAACAATACGCTTTCTCCACATTTGGTCATTTTGATTAAAAAACCAATTTGTTTTTGCGTAAATTTCGGTTGGAGAAAAATTATTACGGAACATTGTTTTTGCTTCTTCAAGCGTTTTGTCGTTTTTTGCCATTTCTGACTTTTCGCCACAATACATATACCTCATAACGCCCATTTTTTCGGGTATTAATTCTCCGCTTGAAGTACGAACCGCCATTACAACTTTTTTAATCATATCGCCGAACAAACTCTTGTTTGATACTGTCCGAGTATGCGTGTCTATGGTATCAGCTATCCTTACAACATCATCTTTAACTTGTTGTTTGGTCTGAACAAACCTATCAACTGAATTTATGAAATTGTCCCTAGAGAATATCTGAAACGAATTTTCATAAAAGGTGTTCTTTTGTCTTTCTTCTATGCTCTGTAAATCCATAGCCCTAGCGTTTGCTAGGAACTGATATAACTTGGTTTGGTGGTCGCTTTTTTTATCGTCGGACACCTTATTTACAAAGTAATATTTTAAGAACTGATAAAACAGAATGTTTTGCGTGTCAAAAGGTTGTTGAAAGAAACCTATGTCGTAAGGAATAACTCCGTTGTAAGGTCTTTTTCTATTTAGGTTGAGTGTAATTTCCGAAATCAACTGTACGCCCTTAATGTCAACAATACTGCTAGTTTTGTCGTCATAACTGTAATAAAAAGCCAAAAACTGATTATCCGTCATATACTTCATTTCTTCTGACGGCAAGTATTGGTAAAACTCTGTATTTTTAAGGTCGTTTAATGTCAGTTTCATATTATTCTCTCAATAAAATCTAGTTCGTTAAAAAATCCGTAGTGGCAACCTTCTTTTTCTTCAAAATCGGGAACTAAATCTCCCGTTTCTTTGTCAAAAGCGTAAACTCCCCAACGCTTGTCTTGGATTGAGCCATTATAAAAAGTGTATTTTTCAGAAACCACAAACAGATATTTTGGTATGCTTGGGTTACTTGCTAATTCATATTTTATTTCAGTTATTACAACACCTTTATTTGGCATTGGCTCTGATATTTCACCTATGTTCTTTTTGTGAACAAAGTTGTAAATTTTGTCTTTTACTTCTTGTTTAATTTCCATACTTATTTGTTTTAAGGGTTTGAACTTCCTTTTACTTGTCTTAAAATTTCATCACAATCTACATTTCCTAAGTTGATACTACTTTCGGAGGGCGGGGCAAACGAAACTCCCATTTGAGCCAATAACTCGGCATTTCTTTTTTCTGCGTCGCAAATAATGTATGCAAGATTTCTTTCTATACCTTCTTGCGAACATACATCATCACCGCCTATGAAATAATAAAGAGTGTCTTTTTCTTGCTCTATTTCACCCTTTTTAATTTGTTCTTCAATAACTTGTTGGGTGTCGTAAAACGGCGGAGAATAATATAGCCCCGTATTAAGAATATCAGAATTTTTCCATTGTTCAGCCATAAAGTAATCAAAACAACGAACACGGAAAAATGAACCGTCAGCTAAAGGATATAACAAGCCGAGTGTATCTAATTCTTCGTCGTAGTTTTTAACGTCAATTAAATGTGTTCTATATCCGTCAGCCTTAACGCCTTTAAAGTTAAAAGGTCTATCGTTTCCTATTGACATAGAGTTTCTTGAATATGTACTTGCCGTTATTACTACCGCAGTAATTCTTACCGCATACCCCTTACTCATTAAAAACTGTGCAATCATTGTTGCACCGATACCCGCCCAATATATTTCTCTTTGATACCAATTACCGCCTACTTGCACAAAAATCCTAACGCTTCTTTTTGGTCTTGGGTGTTTTTCTTTATACAAAAAAGACTTTTTATTTAAACTTCCCCATTGTTTAGTTCCGTTATCACTTCTAGTTTGAGTAAGGAACGCTTCGCTTCCGTCTTCTTTAAGTTTAAATAAAACTAAATCTTGTTCTTCTCCGAATACTTTTACTTTTTTCCTAATCTCTTTGCCGTTTTTGTCATAAACTTGCTCACCTTCTCCTAAAAAGAAAAATCTATCGTGCTTGACACTCCAAAGACTTAATTCTGCGTCGGGCGACATAAGTGCCCTTTCAAGACTAAATACACCCAACCCTCTGTCGTTTGGCTTTATTACCTCTTGCGGAATAATGCTTGTTGAAATTTTTTCAAGTAAAGAAAAAAACGGCTTTATATCTTCATACTTATTGTTGAACAAAGTCATATTTTTATACTCTTTCCTATCCATAGCGTCCTTCCAACTTGAAGGGACGGGAGAAGTAAACCAATCTATGTTGTCTTTTGTTTCTCCATTTCTCGTATCACGGTCAACTTCCCCTCTGTATCTCAACAGTTCTCTAGTGTAGTCGGAATTAGAGGCAATACAATCTTGAACTATCTTGTCCCAAACGGCACAATAGTCCCAAATCCCCTTGTATTTCCTTATGCTTACTTTATATTCAGCCATTTTGCTTTTTATTTAGATTACTCGTTCCAAAGTTTACCCTTGTTGTCTTTCCCCGTAATTGGGTCATATCCCGTCAATTTCTTATATTCTTCCTTGAATAAAGTTAAGGTTTGGTTTTTCGCTTGTTCAAGAATTTCGTCAAGTGTAATCTCAATACTAGGGTTAATAATTGACTTAAATCTAGCGTCTTTTTTCATATTTTGAGCACGACTTTCCCCCAAACTTTCAATGAAACTCATAATACTGTCTTTTAGCGTTTTACCGCCTTTCCAAGTACCGTCTTCAACTTCTTTTTCAGTTGTTCCTACGGGATAAAAAGCAATAGGGCTTTCAATCTCACGCAACATTTCAAGTTGATAAATTCGATTGAAATTTAACATAGAACGGAGTGTAATTGCTTCGATACTGTCAACGGGTAGTTTATCACGAAGACCTTGCCCTAAATTAAATACTGCCGTGTGAACTAAACTCTTTTCAAGTACAGTATCAATATCAAGTTTATACATCGAACCACTAAAACGGTCAACCAAAGAGTAGTCTTGACGGTTGTTTCCCGAAAAATTAACCGACACCGACTTCATATCTGTATTACCCGTTCCGATAACCATAAAATCGGGGTGCTTCTTAATCTTATCACCTTTTCCGTTTACAATTATAGCACCTTCACGCCCCGCTTTTGCTAAAGCGTCGTTTAATAATCCCGCAGTATTAGGGTCTAGTTTTGGTAACTCGTCCAAAATCAAAATTCCACCGTATCTCCAAGCCTTTTCTAATTGTCCTTCCTCATATCCCTTAATAGAGAAACCACCAATAATTTGAATAGGAGAAGTCCATTGTGAACAGTTAATTAGGTACGACCAATTATCACTAATGTCTTTTCCGTCTTTATCAACCATTGAACCCTTTTTGTATTGTCCGTTTTTTGAGCAAAGAACTTCTGCTACTTGTTCAGCAAGATAAGTTTTTCCCGTACCCGCACGACCATACAAATACACATTGTTTTGTACTAAAAGGTCGTCAACGATTTTTTGGAACATAGAGTTAATAATTATTTTACTCTCCTTTGTTTCTTTTGGCACTCCACCACTCGGTACTTTCGGTATGGAAGAACTGCCACTTGTAGTTTCTACTTTTGCCATAATTAAATTTTTAAGATTTGCGTCTAGGTTTTCTTCTGTTATTTTTATTTTTGCCACTTCTTCTTTAATGGCTCTTTGTATTGCGTCTGATTGAGCCGTCTGCTCGGCTTTCAATTCGTCTAACAACTCTTTTACTGTTCCTTTCATTTTTTATCGTATTTAGATTGATTTGAATTTAATCATAAAGTCTTGAACGCTATCCCAACTGATAGAAACTAATTCCGATTTCTCAAATTCAGATACAACTATGTCTGTTTTATCTTCTTCGGGTTTCGGCAACGGCTTATCAATATTTTCCGCAATCAATTTACCCGCAAATTTAGGCTTAACATTTCCAATAGCATAAATAGGGTGAACGCCCGTTACTTGTTGCGTCAGTTCAACAATGCCCTGATAGTCGTTTCCATAGGCTTTAACTTTATCTATGTAATCCAACTTCTGTTTATCGTCTTGAATAGCGTTTAGTATATTCCTCATAGCCCTCGCTTCGGTTATGTTTGCGGGAACAACCTTGTAAATACCGCATTGGAAAAGGTCTAGTGGAAATTTCAAAGAAATCATACCGTAATCTGCTTCGGGAACTTGTTTATAACTGTTTGCAATATAGTTTTCGGGAACTGCGTTCTCGTCAAAACTCGTCATTAAGTAATAATCGTACACACCTTCTTTCTCTCCGCTAGTATCCGCTTCTCCCTTTGATAAAGGGTCTTCTTGACCTTCCAAAACAAATCCTTTTGAAGCGTCTTTAAGGTCTTCAAGTATTTTGTAATCTCTGAACATAATATCCATTAATTCAAAAAATTTATCTTCTTTAAGGTCGAAATAAAAGAATTTCATTCCTCTAACCCATTCGTCTGCACCTTTTGAAAACATTTCTAAAGATATTCGTTCCTCTTTATAAGGAACTCCTATTGATTTTTCTAAAAGTTGTAATTTCTTCTCGTCTGAATAATCAGAAATGTACTCTTTTTGAGCCGTTTTCCTCTCTGAACCACCTTTGATAAGGTCTTTACCCGTACAAAAATAAATTCGGTATCTGCTTCCGTCTTTAACAATAAACTCGTTATTGCTTGACCACCAAACACGCAAATTATCACGAAGACCTTTTAACATATCTTTGTATCCGTCAGAATTTATAGGAGTAAATGTAGGAGAGGCACTTTCGTTTAAAGGCTTCCATTGTTGCAACCACATTTTGATACCCGCTTCAACACCACCCGCAGAATTTGAATATTTAATTAATCTGCTTTTCCTTTGGTAGTTAATATCTTCTCCATAAAGTTTAGTAGCCATTTCTAACCCCCTAAATAACTCACCCGTAAGAACACGCATTTTATCTCTATCCGACTTCTTCTTAATAACCCAATTATTTACTTCGGCAACTTCAAGTGAAGATATTTCGTGTGCCTTAATATCCATTATCCAATTCAGTATTCCTCTGTACTGCTTGGTAAGGCTTATGCGAAGGTGTGGCTTAACATTAGAAGTTGTTGCAAACTCTAATTCAATGTTCATTGGCGACCATTTATTGTCAGACTTGTGATTTATTTTATAACCCACAAATTTGCCGACTTTTGCCATAACACTAATTCTATCGCCTTTTTCATCAAAAGCACCACCACTTAAAGCGTCTGTGTCAACGGGAACATAAACAATCTTGTTTGGTTTAAAATGTCTTAAAGGGTATTTAACCTCATTGAGTTTTTGTTCTAGTTTGTTTACCGCTTCATTAACCATAGTTTCGTGTTCCTCAATGATTTGGTCTTTTTCTTCTTGTGTTTCTACACTAGAAGTATCGGGCTGACCATAACTTTCACGAAGTTCTTTAAGTTTAAGAGCCATATAGTCCTCAAACTCGTCTGTTAATTCGTTATGAAATTCCGTGTAATCTTTCTTTTGTGCCAAAAACTCCATTCTGTCCATTAGTTCCTCTTTTGTATAAGGCTTACCTTTTGGCGTTACAAACTTATCTTCAATGAAAACAGATTTGGTGAACTCGTTTTTATCATTACCGCTATACAATACTTTCTTGTTTTGGGTACTTGCTCTTAGGTCTTCCATATTGGTTTCCAAGTCCCATTCGTCGTTTTCTAATAAACTCTTTTTAAGGGCAGAATAGAGTGCGTTCATTTCGTTGTAGAATTTTTCTTGTGCCTCACAAGGCAACTTTTCTATTTCCCTTAAATAAGCGTCAAACATATCTTCGGGACTAGCATTTTTATTGTACCACTCTTTTTCAACCAAATCCCTAAAAATTTCTTTGTTAGGCATTTGAACGTACTCTTGAAGAACTTGCCAACCATACTTATTGGTCATATCTTCAATTTCGTTGCCTTCTTTATCCAAAATTTGAGAAGCCTTTGCTGACTGTTTTACGTTACCCGTAGTGTTAGCGTCTAGTGAACGTAATTTACGGCGAAGCATAAGAAGTTTTCTCACTTCCGAAGGAATACAAGAAACCACATAGGTATATGCGGGATTATTTACTTGCCCCGTTCTGTTGATACGACCTCTTTTTTGAACTTCTGTCGCAACGTCCAATTCTACTTGGTGAATTAACATAATTCGTGGTCGAGTATCTACAAAATCAATTTTTGAGTGCAAAGAAAGTCCCGTGCTACCCGCAGTATTAATGATTATTACATCACTTTGTCCCGAATTAAACCTAGAAACTTTTTCAAAAACCGCTTCTTTTGAAGGTGTTACAACCTCAAAACTATCACCTTTCTGACGTACAGAAAGCGACCTTTTGGTAATTTCTTCTACTTTATAAAATTCAGAACTACTGTACTTATTATCCCAACTTGGTCTTGGTGTGCTCTCAATCTTGTCAATCATATAGTCAATAGGCGAAATAGGAAGACCCGAAACCGCTAGTGTCATTTTAGTAATCAAAGCATTGTACTCAACTCCATTGTCTTCAAAGTCGGCATTAATAACACTTGCTTCTTCAATGATTATTTTCTTTTTAGCGGGATTAACGGGTTCTAATGTAAGTTTTGCAACCGATAAACTTTTGGCTATGTTAATCAAAGTTTTAGCGTAGTCATTGTCTTCTTTTTTAATCCTCTCCCCTACTTTATAACCCAAATCTTTTAATGAAGTTTCAGCCGTATTTCTAACCGCAATAATCGGTTTAAAATTTGTGTTTATCATTTCAACCTTATCTCCCACTCTGTATTCGGTCATAATAGGCTTTCCAAATTCATCATTTAATTGAGTAAGTGAACGAATTACCTCACTAGCCACATAATCGGATTTAATACTGAATAATAAATTCTCAATCCATTGAAATCTGTTTTTCACACGATTTGCGGGTTCGTATGTCAACAAATATTTATTGAAGTTTCTTTTTTTCCACTCTTTTAAAGCGTCTTGTTCGCTTTCCAAAGGCTTCTTGTCGTTTTTAGGCACGGCTTCAACACCTTCTTCTTTTGCAAGTCTTTCTCTTGCGTTTTCAACCGCTTTTTTGTATTTGTTGCTTTTTGAAAAAATCTCAATTTCGTTGTAAAGTTGCATTACATAATCGTAAAGTTCATAGTATTTCTTTACGTTTGTTTTAATGTAATTGTACTCTATTTTGCATTTTTCAAATGTCCTTTCACGGCGTATCATTTGACCACTTTTAACCAACATTGAAGCGATATACTCTTGTACCGCCTCACCGTTTTGTCTTACTGCGTCAATAATAGTTTTTGGTCTAATGTTACTGTCTTTAATATCTGTTTTGGGGATATACAACATCATTGATTTTGGCTCTTTTGAGTAAGTAGCCGAACTAAACAAAACGCCACCACAATTTGAGATTAAATTCGTTAAGTTTTCTCCCGAATTTCCGTCCCCCGCCCCGCTATGGCTTTCGTCCAAAACGAAAAACATTTTTTCTGACAGTCCTTGCAAGAACTTAAATTTTGCTATCGCATTTGCGTTTTTAGGGGTTTCTTTGGAAACGTCCATACTTAATTGAGAGTATGTCATAAGAACAAGGTCTGCACCTTTTGGCATAACTCCTTTGTCCATAACTTTTTTCATTTCCTCACGGCTCATTGGCTTAAATAAATCAATCAATTCGTCCGTTCCTTTTTTCTTTGATTTTATCGTAGCGTCCTTGTCGTTATTCATTATCAACGGCGTAGGAAGACTGCTATCTCCAAATCCTTTAATGTCATTGAAATCACGGTAAATATCAGAGAATAAAGAAGATTTTATAGTAACGAAAACGGGTATTTTACCCGACTTCTTTGCATAACGAAGCATACCCGCAACAACACGACCTTTTCCTATACCCGCCATATCACCTAGAACAAATCCCTTTTGACTTTCTGCTTGAACAATAGCGAGTGCCAAAGCGTCAACTTGTTCCGAAGCAAAAGCGTCGCAAACTGCGATACGGCTTGTGTAACCTAGTTTTTCACGAACAAACTCTGTTGTGTCAATGCCGTTTAGAGTGAATTTATTTAGTGCCTCAAATGTTTCGTATGATAGTTTTGTAGGAACAACCGCACCAATAGGAACACAAGTTGAAGCGGTAACATAAGGCATTGTGTTTCTACTCTCCCTTACGGCTTTCGCCATAGCGTCGCCTTGCTTTTCTTCTTTGTATTCTTTTGCAACCTCTGAATTAGCGGAGTGCGTTGTCAAATCTTTATCTTCCATATCGTTAAATAATATTTTGTTCGTTAATGTTACCTAATTGTTCAAGTATTGCTTCTAAACTAACATTTTCAGTAAGTTCTTCTGCGGTACTCACGGTTACTCTACCTTGCTTTTCAGAAACAACGTCTTGTGGCTTCATCATATTCGTACTCATTACGGCTTTAGCCCTTTCATAAACTCTTTCAGACCAAGTTTGGAACGAACTGTCTTCCGTAATTATTTTGATTAAGTTTTCGGTTGAGTAATCAAATGTTTTTAACTCTAAAATGGTTTCCAACCGTAGTCTTACGTCTGCATTAAATTCACGTTCAACTTGTTCTTGCGTTGTGTCGCTATCGCTTCTCATTAAATTAAGCATTACTTCTTCTTTGTATTTAGCGATAGCCATTTCTAATCTTTTTTTAAAGATATACTCTAGTTTCGCTTTGCTCAATATAGCGTTATCGCCCTTGATAACAATGTCATTTAAAGTCCCCGCATTGAAACCACCTAGAATAAAGTCGGCTTCTTCGGTAAATATTTCGGGATTGTAAAATACCTCTGATTTTTCCATTTTAGTTGCTTTATTTATTTCAACAAGCGATTTTGCTTCGGGCATTTTTACCGTGTTATCTGTACCGCATAAATGACAAACTTCAAGTTTTGTTGAGTGATTGTCTGCCTTGTGCCAAGAATGTCCGCAGTTGCGACAAGTTACGCTTCCGCCTAACTCCATTTTCGCTTCGTGTCGGCGTTGTTCCGAAAGACCGATAGCGATTGCTTGTTTAATATCTGTTACTTTATCTCCGCTTGAACTTTTTAGAGTACCCTCTTTAAATTCACGCATTACTTTTGCTATTTTTCCGCCCTTTTTCAACCCTTCCATTTTTGCTAGTCGGGTATAGTAGTCGTCCATTTCTTTTAAGTGGTCAATAGCGACGTGCTTCGGTGCTTCTTCGGGCGTAATTTCGTGGTCGTAAACTTTTTTGTAAGTTTCGTTATGCTCTTGCTCGGCTTTGATACCCATAGCCAATTCTTTTGGGTCAATTCCACCGCCCTTTTTCATTAAATCCCCAACTCTTTTAAGGTTTCTTAATGCTATCCATTCTTGATAGTCGTTTGGTTCAAAAGAAACTTTTGCCATAGCACCCGATATTTGCACTATTTCTCCTTGTCCGCCTATCTGACTTTTAGGTTGATTAGGTGTTCTTTTTCTAAACTCAACAACTTTATCTCCAACTTTAAGGTCAATAACATTTCCGTCGTCGTCATAATTTATACCGTCAAATCTACCGCCCGTAGCCATTTTCTTTCCATAACGCTTCTCAACTTCTTCTTCAATAAGGTTCTTCATATATTTCCAACCCTTATCAACTACGTTGAGCCACTTTAAGTTAGCGATAACTCCCGCAATCAAAAAGTCCCCGCTATGTCTAGCGTTAAATGACTGCCACTTAACAAAAAACCATTCCTCGCTATCTTTCCAATACCCACGCTTTAAAACTGTTTCCAAGTTCTCAAAAGCCGTGTTTCCATATATGTTACCACCCAAGTCCCAAACTTTCGGGTAATTCTTTTTAATTTTTAAAGCGTAATCGTATAACCATTTTTGCGGTAACTTATTAGGATTAAACTTAATAACATTCCCGCCCTTTTTGTATTCGTCAGCGTCAGCCAAAACTTCGTCGGGCGGAAGAATAGGCACTCCATTACCCGCACTTTGATTGATACGGCTTAATTCTCTCCAATGTTTTTTACTAGCACATTTATTTAAAACAAATTCATTCCCTTCAACCTCAATAACTCTATCGTTATCAACAATAGATTGTATTCCTCCTAATGGTTTTCCATTTTTATCATAATGAGGTTTGCCTTTTAACAAACCACCTTCCGTTGCGTCGTTAACAACTTTATTTTTAGGTTCATCTAAGCATTGATTGTTTATTTCAGTCAATCTTTCAAGATTTTCCTCTGTGGCTTCTTTGTTAATAACAACTTGACCCGACACAAACTTTGTCGGTTTTTTATTATTACCTATAATAATAGTGGTTTTATTTTTTTTAGTTGCCATAAATCTTTTTTTCGGTAACAACCCGATAAACTATGTTTTTTGACTTGTAATATTTTATCGTTTCCGTTTTTGAGCATATACCGTGCAAATATACACTAAAAAAAAACTAAACCAAAAATACTTTTAAGGGGGTTGTATTTTTTTACAAATAAACCCGTTAAAAATACTTGTCTTTTTGTACAAAATAGAGATTGTACATTAATACTAAGAGTATTCTTGTATAGCCCGTAGTATTTGGTCTTCACTTTTTAACCAACCCTGACTAATTCCATTAGTTACAAATTTTTCTATTTCAGTTATTTTTCGCAGTTCTTTTGAAGACGCTAGATTTCGCATACCGCTTTGGTGAAAACCAAAAGTCTTAATGTTTATAGCCCGTGCAAATTTTGTGTAATCGGGATTGTATATTGCTGATTTAATTGCACCGTTCATTGGCTTATATTCAGTACCCGCTTCTATTCGGTCAAAGATAAGCGTATCCGTTATCCAAATAATAACTTTTGCATACAACATAGGGTTAAGTTCCATAGCAATAAGCACCCAAATATAAGGGTCTGCCATAACACTCTTGTTTGAACCACGCCCCGTAGTCTTATAAACGCCTAAACCCTTCAATACGCTTGTAAGACCTTCTTTTTCAATCATTTCCATAAAATTGCTTAAAGACATTTTTATCAAACCCCTCTCTATCAATAGATAATAAACCCTATGTTTTGCGTCCTGATAGGTTAATATCTCATTTACTTTCTTTTCCGACCAACCATATTGCCACCTTGCTTTGTCGTATGCTTTTTGAAGGTCTGTTATTGAAAGAAACTGCTCTTTTGTGTTTTGACGAATGGTAACACCGAACAGTTCTCTGTCTGCACTAGCTAATACTACATTTGTTTTCATACCGATAAATTTAGTACAACAAATTTACCTATTAATTTTATTGAAACGCTAATTGTTGAAAACTTTAATGTTTACCCAACGCTTCCTTATTTATCTCCGATTTCCAAAAGTCTTTCTTCTTGAAACGCTTTTCTTTAGTTATACAAACGAAACCCAAATCGGTCTTATAGAAGCGTATGTACTTACACTCCCAACCGCAACATTTGTTACCCTCAAAAGCCAAGTATCTCCAAGTACCCTCTCCCCCGCTTCTTTCATATAGGTCTTCAACCAACTGTTTAATTTCTCCGCCCGAATAAAAGTATTCGGGGTTTTCAGAAACCTTTTCAAGAGGCACGTCTATATCGTGTTTTTCTTTAATAGGAAAACAATGGAAGTCCCTAGTATCAAAGTGAAACTGATTAATTTCGGTATCCTCATAGTTTACCTCTGTATGTTTAATCCAATTATCCATTCTGATTTTTTGTATGTATTTTTGATATAAGTTCTTTGTTGTCGTTACGAAGCCTTTTGTTAATCTTTTTTTGGTCAGAAAGTTGTCTTTTTAATTCTTGAACAATAGCGTCTTTTCTTGCTTCAATACCTTCTTTTGTGGTGTTTGTTCTAGCCATAACACTCAACGCTTGTTCAAGTCCTTTAATTTTTAATTTAAGCATAACAATCTCGTTTTTTAGCGTTTCCACTTTTTTAGCTTCTTCAAAAACATCAACTTTGCTTGTTAAGTGCCAAGCACCACACCTACACAAGTAGGCTCTCTGCGGTACAGTTTTTCTACTTGACCTTTTCTGTATTTTTTTAAGCGAGTGCAAAGCGTCTTTTTCGGTGGCAAACTTAGTCTTGTTGCATAAATGCGACTTTTTTATTGCGTCATTCATAGTTTCGGTTTTTTTATAAATCGCCAATGCGTAATTTCCTTGTGGTTATATGCCCAACCCGTACCGTTCCAAGTTTCGTATTTTTGTTTGTCATACTTTTCACTATAAACTTCATACTTTCCATATTGCGTCGGCAACCTCTCTTGCACGGATACCCAATCACTAGGTTTCGTTTCTCCTATAACTAATTTTCCGTATTCTACAAACATTATTATAAGAGTTTCTTCGGAAAGGCTTTTGTCCGCTTTTATTACGTCAAGGCAACGGTATAGGTGTTCGGCACTTTTACTCATAATTTACATAGGTTTTGGGAATGTTTCTATTTCAGCGTCAAACTTCAACGATTTTATTTCCCTATTTGTTCTATATGCGTTCCACGTTTTAATAATGATAGCGTGTTTAACGTCTTCGGGAACTCTTTGTTGTCTATTTGTTTTTGAGGCTATTAATCTTTTTCTTAGTGTAATAATGCTTGGGTTTGTTATGTTTTCTCCCTTGCATACTTGGTTCATAAATTCGGCAGATTGATTAGGCGAAACATCATAAAACAAAGCATACAGTCCACCAATAGAGGAAGTAGCTAAAATCTTACCCATATCACTATACCAAGCCTTTGTTTTTTTGGCTACACTATTCCAAAAAGCCTCTCTTTCTTTGAAATATTCAATCAATTTTGAGTTGGTGAAATCATTATCTCTACCATTAGCGGTTAGTTTTGCTTGTAAAAGAAGTTTATATTTCCTTATAATTGACGGCAACAATGTGTCGTTCTTTATACCCTCTATTTTGAAACAATCAACCGCACTCCTTAATTTACCCGTGTCTAAAACATCAAACACTTGGTCTTCTAGTCCTTCGGCTATATGGAAATACAAGGTCTTATTTGACTTAATTATAGCCAAAAGTCTGTGCTGACCGTCTAATATCACGTTGGTTTTTGATATTTTAATCAATTCTCCCGTATCCTCTTTCCATTTGCCTTCCGACATTTCTTTGGCATACTTGGTTACGTCTTTGTCATAAACCTTTCTGTTTCTTACATTCCTTTCTAGTAGTTCCTTCGCATACGAAGGTGTTACTAATACTTTTGTTACTTTCATACTTGTTTTTTTTTATTTGTTTATACTTATTTGTTTGCACGTTATACATTCGCCACAAGGCTTATCTCCACCGTATCTGCAATACCAACAAAGTTCTAGTAGTTCTTTTGGCATAGCGTCCATTGTGGCTTTTTTGGTTTGATTTAACAAGGGATATACAACTTCTACCCCTCTTTTTTCGGATAGCGTGGAGTTGTTTGAAACCAACTTTCTAATTTTATTAGCCCTAATTTGTCTTTTTACGTTTTCTGTTTTATAAATCGGCATATAGATACGATTTATCGAAGACCACCTTTTTGCTCTCAAAATGATACCTATAAAAAAATTACAAACCTCAACGTCTTTAATAATTCCACCTATTCCACCATAGTCAAACTTGCTCTCTATGTACACGAAATTGGTTAATCCTCGTTTTTCTAGCCAAGAAAGTATGCTTTTTACTGCCAACGCTTCTTTTTTGCTTCTTTTTTCGTGATTTACAAGGTGTATATGGTGTACTAAAATACAATCATTTGGATTGTTTAAAAGCCAATTATAAAGCACATAAGCACTATCTATTCCGCCCGAAAACTGAACTAGGGCTATCGGTTTTTCTTTATTCATTTATCTTAATGGTTTTTTTTGTTTCTCCCGTATATGTTCTAAACACTACTGAATAACGCAATTCTTTTGCCGTCGCTTTGTGTTGCCAATTCCAACGCAAATCGCCCTCCATAACATACAAGGAACGTGGCTCTATTTCGTATTTTAAACAGTCGCCTGATTGGTTTTTGAATATTACTTCGGAGTGCCCTAATAAACTTAAAACAACTATTTGCTCTCCCGCAAGTTTATCGTCAATATGAAAATCAAGAAATTGTCCTTGTGCATACTCATTAACCGTAACGCTATCAAAATTGCTTATACCGAGTTTTGTAAATATTTCGGGTATTTCTCTGCTTACAAAGTTGCTATTGTATGGCAAAATTAAGCCATAACGATATACGTTGTTCCTACCTTCTTTCGTTCTTAAAACAAATTGCGGTATAGCCCTTAATATCTCTTGCTCTTGCTCTTTTGTAATATAGTTTGGGTGGTATCTCAACATTCTTTGTATCCTATTATGTCGCTTTTAAATGGGTATTCTAGTACCGAATAATCCGAAGTTAATTCCTCGTTTGGCTCTATGTCTTTTTTTGAATATAGATAGTATTTTTCGCCTTCTTTTTTTAACACACAGTTTCCGTTTTTTTTATGATTAACAAACCGACCAAAAAATGTAATCCAATCTAAATTTTTTTTGTGTCTATTCAAATCAGCAACCAAAAAAATAGAAGTATCGCTTTCAATCTTGTTTGCAGTAAAAACTCCCTTGCCGTGTATTTGTGAATACGCTATGTATATCTCAATATCCAAAGTGAAGTTTCTTTGACTTTTTTGAGCCGACAATTTTTCTTGATACAACATTTCCATTAGCGTCTTTTGTTTCTTCGATTTTAACCTTTGGAACAAACGTAACTGCTTCCGCTACATTATCTCCTTGTTGAGTTGTAACTTGAATTACGCAACCCACTCCTTCAATTTCCATAGCCTTTGTTGATTTAAGCCAACCCTCTGCTTTTGAGTGAGCCTTGCATATCAGTTTGAAGGTATCTCCGTCGCCCCAAAACTGAATGTCTTTTACGTTTTCTTTTGCTTTGCTAGAAGTCGTATTGCCTAGCGTTTTTTTTGTTTTCATACTTATTTGTTTTTATTGGTTAGTTTAAAATTATTGCTATTTCATACTTTAAAAAGGTAAAGTACAATGTTTTTTGGCTTTTTCCATTACTGATTATTGTTTGCATAGAGATTGTAGGTAAAAAGTAAATGCTACTTTCACACTTTCGGCAATAGGTTTTTTTCATATTTATTTATTTTTATTGGTTAGTTTTTTCAAATAGCCATTGTAGTAGTGGCTCTCTCGATGTTGCTTTAGTTCCACATACTATCCACATAGGTATATGAATAATAAATAGTGCTATGCCGTCTAAAAGACAACAAGGGAAAAACAATAGTAATTGCATTATTCTTAATCTCATACTTATTTGTTTTTATTGGTTGGCTTGTTGTCAATATATCCCTCTGCGTACATATAATTTACAAGTTGTTGCTCATTCATTACCATTTTGATATGGGCAAGTTTACTACGCTTGTTTGTGCCAAAATTTTCATATATCGAAACTTCAAAATTACAACCAATCTTTTCATAATCTAATTTTTTTGTCTTTGCCTTGTTAAGCATAGTCCCCTTTTTTTTAATTCATTAATTGGCTTCTTTTTATTAATTTTTTCAATCTCGCTGACAATGTTTTTTAACGGCTTTGAAATCTTGTGTTCAAGCCGACTATTTTCGTTGAATAACACGCCTTCGTTTGGTAGTTTTTCCATTTGTTTTTTTTATTTATTTTATTTGAATATGATTATGCTTCCTTTGAAAGCCCAACGCTTTTCTGCTTTCTCCCACCAAACTGCACTATCGTTTTTTAGCAAAGCGTCTTTCAATCCTTTCGTGATATTGTCAGTATCGGGTTTACTCTCGCACGGAAGCCCATTCATTCTTTCTTTTTTCTTCTGCGACCAACTATTAGGCATAGGTATTAGATATACTGCTTCAAGGTGCTTTCCTAATTGATAGCCCATTTGCTCTGCTTGTTTTACTATTGTATTCTTAAAATCAAAGTATTTGGTTACGGCGGGACGCTGACGCTTCAATGGGTCTTTATGGTTTGGATTTGTAAATATCCTATCTCTTTTTGTCATTCTTACTGCACCAACGGGAATTACGTCAAAGATATAGAACTCTCTGCTTTTATCAATCAAATACTTTCCTTCTTCAAGCACAATGCAAGTGCCCTTATTGTGGTAGCATTGACCTAAACTATTTTGTAGCCGTTTCGCCATTTAATAATTCTTTATCAAAACAACCTTTACATAAGAACCTAGTTTCTTTATTTATGTTAAGACTTGCTATGTCGTAATAGCTAGACTTTCCACAACCCGCACACTTTTTCCTAACTATGTCGCCGTGCTTCATTTTATAATACATAATGTATATATTGAATAGATAGTTTTTTATTTTATCAATCATTTTCATAGGTTTCTTTACCTAGTCCCTCGCTACAATACCTTGTTGTTTTTAATTCTTCACGAATATATTTCTTTTGTTTTGCCCGTCTTTTACCCGAAGTGTGTTTTTTCCACCAACCTCTGACGTGCCCCGCCCATTCGCCGTTTAGGATTGAGTTTTGCTTATTTCCTACTCTTATTTTTGACATAAAAAATAAATTATTTTTTTAAAGGTTATTTTTTCTTTGAAGTATATATTTTGTTTGGTATTCCACTCTTTTATATTGAAAATAAATGTTGAGTTGTTTGGTTGTTTTACAAAACGTATGTTAGTATCAATAATTCCTTTGGGCTTGTAAACAGTCCCTAGAGGGTGCTTGGTGTCAATATCTATTTCTACAAAATAAAAATTATGAATATTATAAATAATAGGGCTTCCTTCTTCGTTTAAAAGATAGTGCTTACAGTTGTTTATTTCAATATAAGACAACAATTTGTTTATTATTTGTGCTGAAAATAACACTCTTTATTATTAAAATCCCACTTCCAAAATTCAGTATTTAAAGGCTTTCCGTGAATTATCTTGTCTGAATAACAAGAATATAACACTTCGTTTAATGCAATCATATCAACTGTGTCGCTTTGAACTCCATAACATTTTATTCTATTGGACATATCCTCTAAAACGGGCAGTATTGTTTCTCTGTGCCCACCAAAGATACCGCAATTCAAAATTTGTTTATTTTTTATTCCTATGTAATTTATTTTACAAGACAGTTGTTCTATAATATCCACTCTGTTTTTTATCCACTCGTTTTCTCCTATAATACACGCCTCGTCGCCAACATATATTTTACCTTTTTCAATAAAATCAAAAGGGTTTTTCAATACAGTAACGTCTGATATGTCTGTCATAAAAAAGTTTTCGATATGCCTATTCCACTTCAAAAACTCATAAGCAATTTCCCAACGAAAGTCTATTTGGTTTGTCCCGCTTATTCGGTAGTTTCTTCGTTTTGGGCTACTCATACCTATATTGTCTATCATAAACTTGCTTGAAACAAACGCTTCTAATTGCGGTTGTTCTTCATCAATAAAAACTATTGAAGCAAGTCCTAGTTTTTCTATTGATTTACGCCACGCTTCCGTGTATTCCAAAGCGTTTGGTTTTTCAGCGTAATTCCAAAAAGGATAGCGGTAATTTGTGAGTAAAAAAGAAGCGATTATATTCATAACATATTAACTTTATTCCAAACGTCCATAAACTTTACTTTCATTTTTTTTGCGTGTTGCGTAACCAAGTATGTAATCCAATTAGGCTTATCGCCGTATTTTATATGACAATTTCTGCATACCGCCATTAAGTTTTCAATAATATCTAGCCGATTATCTGATACCCCACCCATACCCCTTGAAACAATATGGTGAATATCAACCGCCCGTGAGCCACAACATTCGCAAGGCACAAATTCTTGTTCCCCATAGTTAAAATGCTCTAAATATACCCTAGTGTGGTTTTGCATTATTTTTTATTTTTTAATGCTTCTGTTTCTATTACTGTTATTTCGGGTACGTCCGCTTCTGCCAAAGCGTTTTGTTTCTGTGCTACTTCTATCAATTCATAGCCGTTTTCTGTTGCTCTGATACGGGCGTTCTTTTCATAATCGAACTTATTGTCCATTTCTAGTGCCCTAATCAATGCGTCGTTATCGCCCTTTGGAAGCGTTTTAAACAGTAGTTTAATTGCAACTTTTGACTGCATAATGTTGAATATGTCCGTTCCATTATTGTATGGAGAATACTGACTTCCACCCGCTTTGCTCAACTTCTGTATCTTATCTAATTCAGCCTTATTAACCACAACGAACAATGGGTTTGTACCTTCAATTTGTGCGATTGCGTAAACACAAACTAATGCCCCTCTAACACCGTCCTTACAAGGTTTGTGCTTGATATACTCGCTAGTACCGTACTCATAATCAAACTCGTCTTTTTCGTAAACGGCTTGAATACGGATTGATTTCATTTTAGGGTTTCTGTATGCAATTTCAATAAGACCTTTGTATCCCAAAATTGGCGTTGCTTCTAGCACCCCATTTACTTTGTAGGGAAGGATATATCCAAAGCCTTCGGGGGTGTTGAAAGGAAGACCAACTTCTGCGAAGTAAAGGATACTTCCAAACAATGATTGTGGCGTACATTTAAGAAGTTCGGGTGTCTTTTTTACGGCGTTTAGCACTTTGACCATAAACTCTTTAGTGCTTATTCCGTACTTTGTGCCCAACAAGTCGGCTACCGTTTGCTCATACTTTGAAAGATTATTTTGAAATAACACCATAGGTGCTTCTTTCTTTTCAGCCATTTGATTTGCTTCCATTTTTACCTTTTTTAGTGTTTTTTGAAAAAGTATTTTTAAACTTTGATTTTTTTATTCTCATTTTTATTCTTATTTACTTGTTTCACAACGCCTTTTTTTTGCTCTGTTCGGGATTGAAATGCGAAGTCCATTAAAAGCACACTAACCTCTACGCTATCTTTTCCGTGTCGCTTAACCGCTTCTCCCAACTTATCTTTTTGTTCTTCTGTAAGTTCAACATATCTTCCGCCAATAGTCAAATTAGGTAAATCAAAACTCTGCGGTTTGTATGTTTTCTCAACCAAACATTTTATATCTACTGCGTCTGATATAGCAAACTTTCCCTTTTTTTGTTGAATACCCTCAATGGTTCTCCAAACCACTTCCGCCGTCATACTATCTACGGCAACACCAACTAGACCTAATCCTATTCTAGTGTAATTTGTTTTCTCTTTGTTTGTCATAACTTTTAAACTTGTTCGTATGTTTTTTCAAATATATCGGGTTTGCAAGGGTAAAACTCGTTTGAAACACCTTTGATAATATAATCTCCTTTTGAAGCAATCATTTTTCCTTCAAGTGTTTGGATATACATAGTTTCATCATTAGACGTGAAGCCGTGAGTGGTGTTGCCCAAAAAATCATCAATTTCTTGTAGGTTACTTCCATTCCATACAACCGCTTGTATTACAACGGGTTTTTTTCTAAAATTTCTAATCATAATTCTGTTTTTTTTATGTCGTTTAATTCGTATTTAGCAACCGCTTTCAAAACGTATGTTGTTTGTCTTTCTTTTTGAGCAAGTCTTATTGCTTCTCTTTCTGCGTCCGAAAAATTATCGTATAATCTAGTTGGCGTTTGTCTGCCTTCCACCATTACTGCAAAGTTTTGTTTTTCTTCCATTTTTATTTATTTTGTTTGATACAAGAGCCTTTCGGGACTATTCACACGAAAGGGCGAAAAGCGTGATAGTGTTCCCTATTGCCCCCACTTAAACTAACCAATACCCTTCGTTTTTATAGTGTAAGCAAAGGCTTTGTATCAAGTATTATATTCGTCTAATCCTTTATTTAACTTTTTAATTTTCTTTAATCTTTTAACGCTTTGTGGCGATTTTGCAATTACTTCAAGAAGCCCCTCGTAATGTCTAAGTTGCTTTTTTATTTCCTTTAATGTTTCTAGCGATATTTTAAACATAATTCTAAATTTTAAATAAAAAAATTATAATAGAAATCATTGACAAAATCAATGCTATGTAGCTAACAATCAATGCGTGTGTTGACCTTCTGCTATACTTCATTAAACCAAAAATCATCGTCAATATAAATCGGAAATCGGTTGCCTTTAGTTCCTTTTATGTTGTAGTAAAAATGCTCTAACGCTATCTGTCGCTTGGCTTCCTCAACACCCCCCCATTCTTCAATGTCTTTTTCATCAACCTCTGTTTCGTTGTGTATTATGTCCAAAACCTTTTGGGTTGAATAAACAATAAGCATATTGTCGTCGTCAACTCCAATTATCGCTTCATCTAGTCCGTCTGCGAAAACAAAGTTGTCTTCGGGATATTTTTCTAGTATTTGCTCTCTTTTTGTCATAGGATTTATTTACTTCTTTTAATTAATACATATTTATAAAACAACGAAAATGTAGTATTCCAAATCACGCCATAAACGGCTAACAATATCAAAAAACTAAACTTGTTATACTGACAATTATAAACCACATTACATTTTTCAAATGTTATTATGCTTAAACAAACAAAAACTATCATTAACATTTTAAAGAAATGAAAAGCGTCTGTAAACTGAACCAATGTACCCGTTCTTCCTAGCGTGGGGTTTTTGTCTATATATTTGTTCTTCCAACTGATTTCACCGTTCCACCAATAAGCGTTTAAATTAGGGGTATTAAATATGCTTTTGTGGAAATGGTGGTTAGAAGTATCCATTATCGAGTTACATACTGACGCTAAAATTATAAACAGAAAACTAATCATTTTTAAAAGCATTAATTATAAGATAAATCATTCCTTTAACGAGGAAAAACACGGGATAAATAATAGATATTAACATACCTATTGAAGCCCAATCGTAATAGTTGTCCAAAAAGGAAAACACAACTAACAGAAACAAAGAGGCGTATAGCAAGATTAACTTGCTTTGTAATATTTCTTTTAAAAGTTTCATTTTGTAAAATCAATTTTTTGTTTATAAATCGCTAGTCTGCATAAGCACCGTCGTCTTCAAATGGTTCGTGGTATCTTTTGTCATAATACTCTTTTTTTGTGTTTTTTTCGGCTTCATAACCCATACAGTTTTCGCCTTGTGCGACGTGAGGGTGCTTCGTCCAATTATCGTCAATTACTTTTTTATTTTCGGGCTTATCTCTCATACACTCAAATCCCGCCTCGCCCATAACTAGATATTTACAACAATTAGCACCTTGACCAATCTTACAAACTTCTTCCCAATGCTTTTTGTCTTCTTTTAACGTCATTGTTGTTGTTGTGCTTTTTGCCATATTAATTTACTGTATTTGGAAGGAAAAGGCTCACTTTCATATATTTCGCCTGACAATGTTGTATAGACAACCGTTACACTCTCGTCGTCGTATTTAATCAGTTCGGTTTTTGCGTTAGCCGAAGTGCTGACTTTAAAATTGTCAATTAAAATAGGTTCTTTTATTATGAGCCTTTTAAGTTTCCGTTTCATTTTTATTCCTTTTCAAATTTCCACGCTTGTATCGTGTTATACACTTTCTTTTTCCCGTCTTTTGTAGATACCTCACGACCACGAAGATTAAAGTGTACTGTTACTTTCTCGCCCACTAAATAAGGGTCTATTAGGTCGCACTTATCGTTTACCAATTCCATTTGTATTAATTGAGGGTAATTGCTTTCGTAATCAACCTCTATTACAAATTCACGTTTGCAAAATTTTTCGCTAATTTTTTGCTCTTTTTCAATACTCTTGATTATTCCTTTGATATTCATTTTTGTTTTTTTTTGGTTATTTTAAAATTATGATTTTTTCGCTTGTTTTTTTGGTTTCAAAAAAGTCTTCTAGGCTTTGAAGTTCGTAACACTCTTTTAACATAGCAAACTCGGTGTAGTCGCACCAATAATTGTTTTCTCTACTCCACTTTAAAAGGTCTAACGCCATTCTGTATTGGCTTCTGCCGTATTCAATTTTCTCGTCGTCCAAAACATATAGGGACGCTTGGTATGGGGCTTCTTTTTCAATCGCACAAAACACATAGTTTTCTCGGTTAAGGAAGTCCATATAGTACGAAGCCGTTATTGAATACTCGTATGCGTAAACATCGTTCTTAAACTTTCGGTAACTGCTATCCAAACAACTTTTAATGTCCGTAATAGTGCTTTTTGACTTTGCTAAACTATCGGGGCGAAGCCTTACGGGAATACCCGTTTTTTCGTCCGTTGTATAGCAACTCACCTCACGGTAACTATCTTTTATCAGTTCAATGAAAGTGTCGTTTTTAAGCGTTTCTTCCGCCATTTTACAAACCATTTCCATTTCGTCGGGAAACAATATAGTTTTGCCTTGTGCTTCCGCCATAAATAACTCAAATTCTTCCTTACCCGCCTTTGTCCTTCTGTCAACTTTTGGTGCAACCAAATAATTTGACTTAAACAAGTGTGGCTCTAAAATGATTTCGTGCAAGGCTGAACCAACTGAAAAGTGTCTGCCTTCGTTTACGTCTTTTGACCTCTGTTCTTCAAACGCCTTAAAGTAGTAGTATCTAGGCGAATGAAGGAAGTTTTTAATGTCCGAAGCGGAAATATGCGTTTTCTTACCTAAGTATTCCTCAAAGGTGTCTTTTACATATTCTATCGGTTGCTCGTTTGTCTTCATATACTTATTTATTTTAAATTAGTCCCACTCTGCTAGGTTTTGCTCTCTGTTTTCAATAGCACACAAAACACCTTTCAAAACGTCATTATGATACGTTATTGTTTGACCGTCAACAACCATAACAGTATTGACACCCAAAGCCTTGTTAAATCTTGTTTCGTTTATATTCAGTTTTTCCAAAAGTGCTGAAATTTCAGAATTTGTAAATCCCGCCGTGTACTTTGTAGGGTAGTCCATAACCTCTTTTTTTATATTTTGGTAGTCTGCTTTCATTTTCTAACTTTTAGTTCTTTCAAAATGCTTCTTAATAGGTTTTTCAAACTTTCGGGAAAGTCCTTGTTCAAACACCACTCCGCAAATCCAACATTGTCCTTAACTTTCTGACCTCTTGAACCACCAAAGTTGTAAACATAGTCGCCGTCCTTGTCCTTAATTATACGACCTTGCCAATCTACCGTGTTTTGTGGGTTACAAAACGCTGAAAGTTCCTCAACCGTCTTTCCTTGAAGTTCGGGGTACTTTTCAAGTTGCCCAAAGAAAATCTTTACCGTAGCGTCCGTGTCCGCTTGACTGTTGTGTGCGTCCTCCATAGTTTCTCCACAGTAGTATTTAAGGGCGGAGGATAAATCACGTTTTTCAAAATGCTTGTATATGAAACAACAATCAATACTTTTGGTGTCTTGTGTAGGAAACTCTATTCCGCAACGCAAAAACTCCTCTTGAAGTAATGCGTTATCATAACCATTATTGTTGTACCCCGCAATATCACAACCCTTAACAAAATCAAACATACTCTTGGCTAGTTGCTTGAAGTTTGGCTTATCCAAAACGTCTTCGTCTTTTATACCGTGTATATCACTTGCCTCTTTAGGTATGGGTATTGTCGGGTTTACCAAAGCATACTTATTTTCTCTGCTTCCGTCGGGCAATATTTTCGTTATCGCTATTGACACCACTCTATCTGTCGCAACATTTAATCCCGTTGTTTCTAAATCAAAGAAACACAAAGGCTTACGCATATCTACTAACATACTCATACTGTTGTTTGTTTGTACAAATATATCACATTATTTTGTACAATAATACAATATATTTAAAAGTTATTAACAATTTACTTTTTTTTCTTCTTTTCTTGCTCTAAAACAAACACTTCTTCTACGGGAGTATTAAGAACTTGGGCTATTTTTATTGCCGTAGGTAGAGATAAGCATTGTTTTTTACCGTGAATTATTTTAGACAAGTGGGCACTATCTATTTTTACCCTATCAGCTAATTCTTGTTGGCTCATACCTATTTTGTTCAAAATAGCCTTAATCCTATTTGAATACATTTTTCTTCTAGGCTTTTTTGCTTTCGCCTTTTTTTCAGTTTCAATCTTGGTTATCATTTCATTGTTTTTATATTAATAATACTTGGGTCTGTGTAGTTTTCGTTTTTTATAACCGTTTCAACCCCTTCTTCTTTTATTCTTATTTCAATCACCATAGCCGTATCCATTATTTCCTTACGAACATAGGCTTCGGCTTCTTCAATCGTATTTATCGCCTTTTTTGTACATATTACGAACTCCGAGCAATATGCCCTAGTCATTATCTCTGTTTTCGCCATTTTCTTCTTTTTCTTTTTTCTTAATTAAAAACATATTGGTATTACAGAAATCTATTATATTACCCTCAATATTATTAACGCCTAAAAATCTTTTTATTTCTTTATGTGTAAACCCCGTGAACGATATTGACTTTGTTTTATCTATTTTTACCGCCGAACACTCATTAAGAGGTATGTAATAGTAGTCATTTTCTAGGTCTAGTTTGCCGTCAACAATCGTTAATTTGTGGTCAATGAGGGCTAACATTTGGTCTATTTCCTTTTTTAAATCTTGGTCAAATAATATATACCCCGATATTTGCTTCCTTGCGTGAATAACGGTGGCGTGGTCATAACCAAACATTTTTCCCAACTCAACCAATGATATTTGTATTCGCTTTAATATCAGAAACATTGTAACGTATTTCAATTTTACGCTTTCCCGCTTCCTTGACTTATTATCATAGTCTTCAATAGGGTGCTTTAAATAGGCACTAACTATTTCTTTTATAAATTCTATTTTTTTGTTCCGCAAGGCGGTGTCAACTGTTTTTTCTTCTTTCATAATTTTCACATTAAAAAGGTAAAATATCGCCTTCTTCGTTGGTTTGTTGTATTGTGCTTTCTTCTAAAAATGAATTATTTGGTGCAATAGCCGACTTTGTGCTTGTTTCTTGAACGGGTGGCTCAATGTCTTCCGATACCCAACGTGGGTGGTTTGTTACCTTTGTTAGTCTGTGAACGAATTTTAACGGCACTTCTCCAAGTTCACCGTTTCGGTGTTTTGCCACAATTAGCATAAATAAACCGTCAGTTGTTATGCTTTCATTTTCAATGTCGTAATTTTCTATATTGTAGTATTCGGGACGATAACAAAACAACACCATATCTGCGTCTTGTTCAATCTGTCCACTTTCACGCAAATCCGACAACTGTGGTTTTTTGTCTGAACGCCCTTCCACTAGCCTAGACAACTGCGACAAGGCTATAATAGGTATATCAAGTTCTTTTGCCAATCCTTTTAAGCCCCTTGATATTTCAGCAATCTCTTGTTCACGACTTCCGATATTAAGTCCGCTACGCATTAATTGGAGGTAGTCAATAACGATTAACTCAACACCCTTTTCTTTAACCAATCGCCTTGCTTTGGCTTTTAGTTCTATAAGTGTGATATTTGGCGTATCATCTATGTATAACGGTGAGGTTAAAAGCCTTTCGCAACTTTTTTCAATCTGTTTTATTTCGTCTAAATCTAAGTGTTTTCTTACGATTTTTCCAACATCAATATATGACAAACCCGACTGAATACGCCCAACCAACTGCTCTTTACTCATTTCAAGGCTAAATACGGCTATCGCTTTGTTCTTTTCAATGGCGGGATAAGTAATCATTGATATACAACACGCAGTCTTCCCCATACTTGGACGACCCGCAAGTATTATCAAATCTGACTTTTGCCACCCACTCGTTATGTTGTCAACCATTTTAAGACCGCTTACCACACCTGACACCCCCCCGCTTTCATAAACTTTTTTACTTTGCTCAACAATGTCAAGGTGAATGTCTTTTATGTTTGATACTTCGTGATTAATTACTTCTTTTAAGGCTTGGTCAAGTTCGGTTTGCACGGTAGCGAATATGTCAAACACATCGTTATTTTGGTCAAACCCGTAACCAACACCTTTTCCGCAAACGCCTATTAATGAACGGCGTAGTGCAAATTGTTGGAGAAGTTTAATGTGCATTTCGATATTGGAGGCACTAGCCACCCTATTTGTTAGGGTTGAAACATAGTAAGCACCGCCTATTTCTTTTAATCTGCCGTCTGCATTAATTTTTTGCGTAAGAGTAAGTATATCAATTTTGTCGCCTTTTTGGTACATATCCAATATTGCTTTGGCTATTACCTTGTTTGCTTCAACATAAAATAGGTTTTCGGAGAAATCCTTTGCTATTGTATCCATTATGTCTTGCTCTAGGAGTATTCCCCCCAAAACCGCTTCTTCTAAGTCTTTGCCTTGTGGTTGTTCTTGACTGAAAGAAATTTCGTCAAATGGCTTTATGTTTTTATATTTTATACTTCCCATACTATTATTTGGCACAAATGTACA